TAGAATTGCTGCGGATAAAGTTCCGCTATCAGCAGTTGTTATCCGTAGATTTGCTTGCCAACCATAACGAGTTCCAACGGCTTCATAGTAATCCGTGTGACTCTCAACTTCAATAAGACTTCCATCGCACAAAGACCAATTTATTGGAAGAACACTTGTGTCTCCAGCATAGGGCATTATGGTTCCCACAGGCTGAACTGCGTTTAGAGAAACTAGGCTCTGACCACCGATAAGAGTTCCGATGTAGTTTACTACTATTCCTACATTACCATCACTTCTCACAAGCATTGGCTTGATTACATGGAAATCTTGTGATGGTGGTATTGAAGTCAATCGTCCAATAAAAGTTTCGTCTGGCGTGAGATAATAGACAGATTCTGTTGAGGAAGTTATCAGATCATCATTGACATCCGTGATTGTAGAGAGATCAATTTCACCCTTGTATACAAGGGTTATTGTGTTTGTTGTTGTTGATTCTACTATTCCTATTGCTTCTGCATTGATCGCGGCTTCTTCGGGAGTATCACCGCTAGCCAATGCCTTTTGATAAGAATTTGTAGCAACATCATATCTTACAACATCGCCAGCAGCGAATGAGTGACCTGGTATTGAGATAGTATTGCGAATGCTCTCAATATCATCAATTAGAAATGTTGGATTTATCGCTGAATTAGCCATGTTTCTCTCTTATCAGAAAATGAGATTTCCATTTGAATCTGTTGGGAATGGATAGACAGTTGCATCAACAAGATAATAGAACGAGTAGCCACCCTTTGGAACACCTGAACTAAATTGTGAATCTGAGCCTAATATTGTGTAAAAACCATAGCCTGTAATAGCACCAGCGTTACTAGTTCGTTCCTTGATGAATACAGGTGTAGCATTTCCCTCTACTAGATTCGCCCTGCCTGAAACAGGTGGATCTGTGGGAGTATTTCCTCGTTTAGACTTGAACGAGAGTCTTCTCTGCACACCAGCAAAGCCGTTTGTTATACAACTCTGCATTCTTGTTCTGAATGCTGTGTATCCAAGACCAGTTGTTGAGTCAGTAACTACAGTATGCTCTCCCTCACCCAATGCCACGATTGCATCAGTTTCAAGATTTGAAATCGCATCGCTCAAAACTTCGATTGGTGTGCCGATTGCTCCCATTTCTAGTTGAACATGAGCAAATTCAATCTGTGTTCCTGATGCTACCCAATAGTTAGCCAATGCACTATTTACCATGCTGTTGAAGTTTTTCAGCCACGGGTTTGTCGGTGGAGTGTAGTTCTTGTGACCAAGTATAAAGTGTAGATTTGATGTGCTGAACTGTCCACCATCGGCTAGATCGGGTAGATCAAAAGTAAAGAAGTAACGCTTCCATTGTGTGGTTAGTGTGGCTGTTCCAATATGAGCGTAGGAAGAATCTGGTATATTATCTTCGTTTGAAATAGTGTTGTTGTAATAATTTCTAGAGAATCCAGCCTGAATTCTTTGAGTTCCTGTGCTTACTCTCGCGATGAACGACAGAGTTGCCTTGCCATTTGGCACAGAACGAACTCGCACATTTGAATTAGAAAGAAGAGCGACTGCATCTATTGGAGATGAGGGATTTCCTGTGAACTGTATCTGTGTGATTGCAGAACATGACGAATCAAGACCATTTGCCGTGTCTGATGATATTCTGCCACGGAATGTCGTTGTGAGTGTATTTGATGTCACTCCACCGACAGCACAGACAGTCCAACCATCTGCTGCAACAGAGTTTTTAACACCTGTTCCGCCAACAACATTCGTATAGGATGGGTTTCCAAGTTTTTGGAAAGCATCATGCTCTCGCTTCTCAAAGAATGGATTTGAGACTTTGTTCTTTGGTGTGCTTGGAATGTCACCTGATAGATTTGCTTCGCAGTAGAAACCAACTACTCGTATTGAGTGATTGATGAAATCGACACCCTTGGTTCGCATCAACATCGTGACGGCATTGAATGTCTCGCTACCAACAGTTTGTTTTCCAATTCTACAGACCACATGCTCTGAGAATGTTGACTTTCCGCTTGTTGGGAACTGATTGTGGATAAAGTCGCCGTTATACTTCTCGCTAAGGAAGCGGCTATACTTTTCCATATCAGTATACTTTAGGGGAGTTGCACCGAGATTTGCTGGATCGTATGAATTTGTAAGTCCAACATCTCCGCTATATGGTCCCACAATCACTCTGCTGTATGATGTCGTGGCACTATAATTTGCCTGACCAACTCCCTGTAGAACAACATGGGTTGCATTTGCAGGAATTGTGTCAACAATATCATTCAGTCTTAGATGATAGACATAGTAACCTCGTTGATTCTGACCCGCATCGGTGGTTTCTGTATCAATTGTAGATCTGAATATTGCATTTAGATTAGGATCTAGAGGATTTCCACCAGCATAGAATAGATTATCAGCGGTAGAACCGTCAAAAACAGGTAAGAATGTCTTGCCAACGAGTCCTTCTGTCACGGGACTTGTTGGTTCGGTTGGACCGCCACCACCACCACCGCTGTCAGCAGGAATCATGGCATTTCTGTTAAGAATTAGTGCCTTGTTACTTGGCAAACCAACCATCATTGGCTTGACAAGACTTGGAGCACTTGTTGGTTGGTTGAGTGTCATCTTACCAAGACTTGTCGATAAGAAATAAACTTGACCGCTAGAAATACCACTCTGATATCCTTCGTCAAGAGTAATGCCAGTATTGAAAAGATGAATACCAAATGTCTTCAGACGGAATGTTGTGGCGTTTATTACTCCTGTAATTACACCAATAGCCTCGGCATTTTCTGCACTATTCGCAGCGGCTTTATCATAACCAGCACCATTATCACTTACGCGGACAACATCTCCAATCACAAAACCACTACCCTGAATGATAGTTTCAACGCCTTCGCTTGAAGATGCTCCTAGATCAACATCAATTCCGCCAGTTGCGGCAACTCCAACATAATGAAGAACATAACCTTGAGTCGGACCAAATCCAAGCAACATTGCCTTTGTGATATTATTTGGAGTTGCTGCTGGATAAGAAGCACTCAAGAAGCCCGCAGTTGTTGCGGAAAGGAAGTAGACATTTCCTGCGGTTAGTGTGCTACCTAGAACTGTTGTGAAATCTCCGCTGATTTCACCTTGGAACATTACATCGTAAGTGTTTCCATTCACACCACAGATGATACCAATGGCTTCAGCATTTTCTGCACTGTCTGCCTTTGCAAGTGTAAATCCACCCGCCATTGGACGAATGACATGTCCAAATGTGTATCCTGCTCCTGCTTGGTGGAAACGCTTGCGATTCACACCGTTGTAGATCTCTACGGTTGTATCTTGTCGGATACGAGCAACTTCGGCAGTCGCTCCTGCACTTGTTCCGATGTAAAATAGAGTATCATAGGTTGTTCCTGCACCCGTGACCTTTACATGCAATCCACCTGTGGTTGTGTGTAGGCGGAATGTATCGTCACCTGAAAGGAAACGCTTTCCTGCGGCTAATCTTAGACTTTCACTTGAATACCAAGCATCAGGACCAGTTTTCCATAGGAATTCCTTGTCGGTGGTAAGACCCTTTAGGATTATACCGCCGCCACCGGCAGCATTGATCTCTGCATCAGAACCACCCGATCCACCCGCTGTGTGACCAAGAACAAGATTATAGTCATCAACGGTCATTTCGGTAGAATTAACCGTGGTCACAGTTCCGTTAAAGGTAATATTTCCTGTGAATGTGTGTGGACCAGGAATGATCTCAGCAATACTAATCATTGCCTCACCATTGGTGAGGGTATCGACGGTTATACCACCTGTGCCTGTAGCAGTATATACCTTGAGAAAGTTAAGTTTCTCAATGATATCTGTGTTAGTTACAGTCAGCCACTCATTGAAAGTGTCAGACAAGAGAATGTCAGGTATGATATATTGGTTGCTACTTGGTCCTGTTGGCATGTCTTATCTCTTATTGAGTAACTGTGCTAGCATTTCTTTAATATCAGAAAGTGAATCTTCTACCTTATTTAGCCGAGAATCAAGCACTTGTATCTGCTTTCCCTGATCTGCTTGGTTCTTGATCTCAAGAACTTTCTGCCTATCACGAAAGAAGAGTGCGCCTGTCTGTGGGTCACGGTCATACTTGTTCGTTTGCATGGTTTAGATATCTGTTCCTGCTACTCCAACACACACGCAAAGTTGTGTTCCTCCTGGTCCTGGTCCGCATGTCCATGTTCCACCCCCTGCCCTGCATATTTGCTCTTCTGTTTGACCTCCACCTCCACCACTACAAGGACAATCAGCGGGATCAGGACATGGACATTGAGGACATGTTCCTACACATGTTCCGTTTGCACCAGGCGCACCGTCTGCACCGTCTTGACCATCCTGACCATCAATTCCTCGCGCACCAGCAGGACCAGGTGGTCCTGGTGGTCCTGGTGGTCCTTGGACAATGACTGTTTCGGTGTTGTCGTTGATAATGACAACAGGTAGAGTTGTAATTCCACCAGCAGCATTGACAAGAGAAACTACGCGAATATCACGAATCACAGGAACCGTGGCTCCACACTCGCTATCGGTTGTCATGAACAACTTGATGTTGAATGTCTTGATTACATTGCTTGCAACCTTGAATTCCCATGCAACTTCACGGAAGTCTTCTTCGTTCTGTGAATATGACAATCCAAATGGATTTTCTGTAATATCCATTCGTTCATATTTAATATACTCATAACGATTATCGTTTTCTGCTGTCGAGTAGCGACAGTAGGCACTCACCGCAGTTCCCTTTGGACGATTTACATTTGCAATAACCTTGATGTATTGAGACTCAAGTCCGCTTGGCAATGTAACTTTTCTTGTGATATAGCGAGCAGGAACGATGTTATCAGCAGATGTATCATCTTCAAAGTCAGACACAGCACCAATATTATTTCTTACGGCAATAATTCCGAAAGCCTGATAATCAAGCATTGGAGAGAGTGTTCCTGCTGAATTATTGTCAAATACAGCACGAACTCTAATATTTCTCTCGCCAGCAGTTATGCGTCTACAGGCACGAATGTCAATGTTCTTATTTGGAACAACTTCAATTTCAGGAATCTCGTTGTTGTTATCAAACGAGACATAGAACTTGACCCCTGTTCCAATAGGCTTGACCGAACGAGCCACAAGACGGATTGTTGAGAAGGCAAAATCTTCAGCAACATCAGAAACTTGCATCACAACCGATGATCGTTCACGCTCCACAAACTGATAACGATTGATCGTGAACATGAGATCTGTGTTTAGATCTGGTTCTGATATACCGTTGTTTTGTGGGAAGAATATCGCACCAGCATAGGCAGGAGTCGATATGCGCTTGCCTGTAACAATGTCGTTTTCACCGAGTGTTGCGATGTAGACCTTGTATGCCGATGAATTTGTTCTGAGAACAATGGAATATTCACCAGGCTCAAGATATACTGGAGAATCAAATGTGAATCTAGTCTTCTCTGTTGGCGAACCGTCGTTGACAACAATATCAGAAGCCTTCTTCACAACCTGTGAGAATGGAAGCACGAATGATCCGTGTGGGCGACCATTGACAGTTGGTCTGATTTCAAGGGTGATAGGCATTCTATCATCCTTTGTATCGAAATACAGATCGACACTCTGTAGTGCAACACCGCCTTGGAACTTGTTGCCGTCAATGACAAAGTTCTGCGCGAAAGGATCGCTCCATTGAACATTTGCTAAGGTATCAAGGTTCTTTGCACGGTTGATTGGATTCACCACAACATTGTCTGTTGTCAGCGAATTTCTCTGAATCACAGGAGGACGAAGAGAAGCGAACCCAAATGCATTTGTATCCAATGCACCTGTGAAATACAACTTCACATCAACAACCGAGGTGGCATCTTCAAGATTATTCGAAGAATTGTCGATGAGTCTGAGTGTCTTTTCGCCAACCTTGAATGTCTCTGCGGGAATTACAAGTCTGAGATTGTAAAGTTCTCCCTGACTGTCTGTTGTTGAACTTGCAGAGGTTAGGAATGGACCTGTCTGATTGTTTTCAGCGATGATATAGCGATCAACGCTAACACCATCAAGGAAAGCCCAATGGACTGAATTTGGCTTTAGATTCTTGACAGTTACATAGATTGTTTGTGGTCTGATGTAAGGAACAACCGACTCATCAATGACCTTGCCAGCAATCTTCTTCTTTACCTTTCCAGTTACCGAGCGTTGGCTGCTCTTGTAACGCTTCTTCTGCTCATCTGTAGTCTTGCCTGAACGCGAAACTCCATTCACGCTCTCAAACTTTGGATGAACAACATTTCTGAAAGACTTTGTTCTAGCCTTGAACAGTATATCTGTCTTTAGAGCCTCGTTGAACTGGTCTGATTCAGCAACTCCCGACCAGATTGACTCCCAATAGTTCCATTGGCTACCAAAACCATTGCTATTCGTGGTATACCAACCGTCATTCTCTCCCTCTTTATTTGAACGAATGAATGGACGATTTGAGGTGTCGAAGAATGGATCAAGGAATGGACGAACCTTGTAGGTTCCCACAAAGAGTGGCATGTTTGATGGGTTTACGGCAACAGATTTGCTTGCAAGCAATTGTGATGCCAGAGTCACACCATCGGGGAAGTTTGTATCGCTTGCCGAGTGGATTACGCCGTCTGTTGACATTGTAATTCCCTGCGTTGTAAGGCTTTGACGACCTTCAAAGGCAAGGAATTGTGTTGTAAACGATGGACGAAGTTCTCCACGCTCAAGATCAATAGAGCAGACATGTTCAGGATCAGACACATCTCCAACCGAGTGACCAATGAGTGGATCAACAAGCAGAGATGTCTTGAATCCTAACTTGGTATTGCTGTCTACCTTTAGATCAAGACCGTCGAGTGAAGCCTCAACTGCGGTGATATTTGTAAGATTCTCAAGATTTGTAACACGCTTCTCAATCTGACGAATGTCAGCCATTGTGAAACGCTTGTTGTCTGACTCAATAACCTCAATGTCTTCGGCATTGTGTGTATATGGAGGAACAAGAAGCGTGTAGAGAGTTACAACATCAGGTTGATCAGGTGGAGCAACAGGCTTGAGTGACGGAACTCCACGAAGAACAACGAATGGATTTGATTTTGATATCAGATTGCGATTTACACCAATCTTATCAATTCTTGGAAGATAGTAATTGTGGCTCTCTTCGATCTGCTGAACTTCGGTAAATGGAGTTCTGCTTCCCGAGAAATACTGCACAGTTCCATCGTAATTTTCAACATAACGATAGTCTAGGCAATTTGCTAGAGAAATCGTCTTGCCTGTTGTTGGTGAAGTGAAAAGCGGTATTTGACCGTAGTTCGTTCCGCTGTTATCATGAGTGTATGAATCAAGAACGAATGGTCCTTCGCCTGTGTGTTCAAAATATGTGTAGTTTACAGTTATTGCAGGAAGGCTTGCATTTGCATCGGCATTTACACGGAAAATCAAGCGTCCACGAAGATAGACTTGATCTCGTTGACCATTGTCAAGAAGGAACTTCGATGAGATATCTTCGCTTGTTGTCGAGTTGATCGCAGAGGTTATGCCGATGATATCTGCATTAGGAAGTTGTAGGTAATAGTAGTCATTTACAACATCACGCTTCACATCAGCAAAGGCACTAGTTGTGCCGAACTGAATCTGACCATTTCGTAAATACTTGAGACGAATACTTCCTACATCAAAAGAACCATCTGCCTTTGTATCGGCAACACGAACAGGTGCAATGAGTTTATAACTCTCAAACGGAAGTGTGGTATTTCCGCTGCTATTATAGGTGAGAAGTAGTTCACCATCGCTAATTTTAGTTAAAACATGTGGAGACTCCCCGAAAGAGAAGAGATCTTGTTTCGGTGTCTCGCCGCCAGTCAAGCCAAACAGCAAATAGCCTATTGTTTCGTAAACTTGACCATCGTTTCCGTATAGTTCGCCCTCATCAAGGATAAATCTTATTTCAGTTGGAATGTTACCTGATGCAGTTTTTGTTGAGTAGAATGAACGAGGATAGACATACTCAAGTCTCTCATAACTTGAAACAACATGATTGTCTTCAAGTGGGAAAACTAGTGTATTCTCTTGTGGTTCACGAATAAGTTGACCAGGCAAGTAAAGAAGAACAGTAGGATCGCTTGGATTTGCTGTAGTTGGTAGATAGTTTTCGATATTGATGAGAACTTTTTGATCTCCACCAATAACGGCATTCTCAGAAGAATTCACATATTTAACATAGATTACATCGCCCTGAAGTAGATTATTCGCTAGATCATAACCTAATTCGGTATATTCAATGTTTATGAGGTAAAGACGAGCATCGTTTGTAGAAAGACCAGAACTGTAGTCGAAGTAAACCTTCGCGGCATTTGCCGATGCAACTACAGTTTCTGAACCATTTCTGAGAACACAGATCTCAACCTTGGGTGGTGCGCTACAAATGTCAAATTTATCGTCTTCACTTCCGATAATGTTTGCAAAGACAGGTCCGAGATCTCCACGAATGTAATTACCAATCTTGGCTGTGTCGAGTGTCTTGTCTGTTGATAGACGCTTATCAAAACGAGCAGGATCTATCGTGATTCCTCGCTTGCTTTGAGTCTCAAATTCATAACCTGTGATGTAGGCTTTACCAGCACCCAACGAAATGTCTACTATATCTGCGGTGCTTCCCATTGATAGATCAATATCAAAGGGCTTCACGACATAATCACCCGACTCGTCAAAAGTTCTTCGGGCAAGTGTGTCTTCAATTATCGAATAGTCTGTATACTTTAGTCTGTTTGTAACAACACCGTTTTCGACACGCATGAGTTCAATGGTGTCGGTAGTGAGTTCATCTGTGTCTTCCTTGAAGATTAGTTCAAGATCAAGACGGAAACGATGTGCGCCAGGCGCATTGTAGTTGTAAGATCCTGCCGCTGGATCCTTCAGGGTGAAGTCCTCAAGTTCAGTAACGATATCTTCATTTACTGAAAATACAACAGAGCCTGTGGGATTTTGGAAAATTCTAATCCCGTCAACCATGTTATAGAGAGCAACGGTTTGGGCTAGATTCTTGACAAAAAATCCGTTGGTAAAATAGACACCTTCAGTAACTGAAGCAAGTTTAACCTTGCCGCGAGAACTGAATGATGAGTTGTTTGCAACGGTTCCTGTGATTACCTTGCCAGGATTTGTCGATGCAAATGTGGTTCCGTTTGCAAAATCGCCACCCGTATAGCGGTTGATTACAAGGACATGGTAGTTGTCGGTTTCCTGAATAGGTTCAAGAACATCAATGACCCTAGCAACAGGACTTGGGTAGAGAGTGTTTGTTGATTGGGCGGTGATATTGAAACCAAGAAGGTCATCCTTGGTGATATTTGACGAAAACTGAACACGCAGATATTCTGCATTTTGCGTGGTTATGTCTCCACCGATGATCTTTGCACCATCTTCAAAGATATGATTGCCAAATTTTTCAATTTGGTTCTGTAGGATGGTCTGTAATTGTGTAAGTTCTCTCGCTTGAATGGCATAGCCAGGGCGGAAAAGCATACGCAGAAACCGCTTATCTTCCTCATAATCATCAAAATAAGGATTGATGTTGAATAGAGAAGATTTATATGATGCCATTACTTACTCCGTTAGAATCCGATTCTAATCTTAAATTCTTCCAACTGTTCGCGATTTCTTTCAATTGCCCTAACATTTTGTATGTATAACATATCCCCCGACCCGACCATTGTCTCTGGTTTTTCGTGTGATGCGACATAGATGCCTTCAAGTGAAGGATCAATGCCATCTTCATAAGCGAAGATTCCACCGATTCCATTTGACCGAACATTGATTGTTCCACGAACATCGTTTAGATGCATCTCTCCCGTGGTTCCGCCGAGGGCAGTCCAAGATACAATGATTCCTGAATTGGTTATGCCGCTCACAGAATCATATTGATAGAAATACTTGTCAACATCAAAGAGATTCTGAGATAGATTTGTGGTGTCAGGGCTGCTGATGATTAGTTTGCTTGTTTGTCTGTAGGTCACAGACTGAACTTCGTTTACAGGAATGTCCGCTGTGTTAAGAACACGACCAATCTCTTGTTCCGACGCTCCATCAAGGACATTATAGGTCAAAAAGGCATAATCTCCAGCAGAGGAGAATTGTCTTATCAATTCGCCACCCTTTGGTTCAACGGCTTGAATCTTGCTTGGAGGATATGTGGTGATGCTTGTAGGAGAGTAGTCGTGATAGAGGATTCTATCCTTGGAGAAAGTTCCGCTGTCCACACGAACAATCAGTTCAGGTAGTGGTTCTGCATCGGGCGACCATGAAATAATCTCGCCTGAAGCGGCGTTTTCGAAACCAGCATCGGAATATTGATAAACGGTTCCACCGACCGTGAATTGTCCACCAGTTTGATCCTTAAAGGCAAGTCGTAGATATTCTCCGTCGAATGATTGTTCAATGAATCTTCCACTTAGTGGATTTATGAGAAGTTCTCCGTAACTTTCACCAGGAATTGGTTTCCATGAAACAACCTTTGCAACTGCTTTTGAGTCGCTTCCAACGATGAAGTTTCCATCCACAAAGGTTGGTGATGAGACAAATCTGAAGGAATCTGTGACAAAGTAGGGTTTTCTGACTCGGAGATACTGAACAGCGTCAACCTCTGTTCCTGCTATTCTGTTCGTTCCGTCATTCAAAAGTGGATTCTTTATCAATCCAAACTGACGATAGTCATTGAGCAGAGTTATGTCGGAATTTTCATTTCCAAACATATCAACAACAACAAACATGTCAAATGCGCCTAGTTCTTTCGTTACATCAGATCCGTGTCCACCCTTGGGCTGAATCTTTCCTGATATTGTTGGCTTTGTTCCTGTGCTAGGATTTGTGGCAACAGTCACATCACAAACAGTATAGTTTTGACCTCGCTTCACAGTTCTAACTTCAGATATAGACTTTCCGCCAGACATGACACAGCGAGCAACTGCACCAGTTCCATCTCCATTCACGATCAGACTTGGTAGAATGGTGTATTCTGAAGCAGGGAAAACTTCTGCTCCGCTGAATTCAAGAGTGTATAGATCATATTCAAGCGGTGGGTAGACTTGTGCCGTTTGACTCTCACCATGATAGTTGATTACACGACAAATCTGCCCAATTTCTCGTCCGCGTCCTGCACTGATATAGATTGAGTAACCATTGAAGAATCCATTGCTCAATACTTCTCTTGTCGTATTGACCATGCTTCTGTTTAGTTGAATATATTCAGAACCCTTTTTATTTACATTTACACTATCTACAGGAGTTCCATCTATCTGCTTCGCACCACTTACAGGTGTAATTGAGTAAGTGCCGATACAACGAGGAAATACTGCTGTATTTGCTCCTGATAATGAATAACCCTCGACAGCCCCGTTAAGAGCATACTCTTGTGTCTGAAACTGTGGGAATGTTTCGTTGATATCAGGTATTCTGGCAACTGCAACAGGAATGTATTCTTCTGTCAAGAATCTGATGCTGTCTTCAGTCAATTTGCACATGAATTTCCATTGATAACGATCAATGTTTGTGGTGAAAATAGACTGACTTGTTCCTGTTGGCTTTGTTACTGATGCAACTCCACCGTTATTTGATACGCACTTGTATAGATTATTTTCATCGGTAAGAACATAAAAGTCCTTTCTAACCGTGAACATATCTGTAGAGGCTGTATATTGGTCATATACAGTTCCAGTCTCCCAATCAATGCGAGGAAGCAATAGATAGACATCATTAGGCTGAACCATCTTCATGGCAAGCATCTGTCGATGAGCCTCAAACATTGATGAATCTGTGTCGCTCTCTACAGGTGGAGAAGTTTCGTTTGACCAAGCCGTGTTTCTGCCAATAAAGACAAAATAACGGTTCTTTGAGTCAACCGCAAAATCGTTTAACAGAAGTTTTACAACTTCTCCGCGTAGTTCGTGCTTCAAGCCTTCGTTAGCCATTGTTTTTCCTAGAAGTTAGGTGATGTTAATCCACCACCGAGAGCCGTGCTATATTCATAGTTATCGCCAGTTACACCAAAGTATGGATCACCCGCTGTGCCAGGATTTGAGTGGTAGTGGTATCCAAATGGCATTCTAAAGAATTTTCTCAATACAATTGGTCCGAATGAAATTCCTGCACCAGTTCCACCTGTGCTGCCATCAATACCAATAATGCCTCTTGTATTAGGATGGTGATATATGTTCCAGAATGCCGTCAATCCCCATAGACTTGCGCCATCGCTGCCACCAGTTCCGAGTGGTGCGCCTTGTGGATCATGAGTAGAGCCATCAGATTCTTTGATAAATCCTAGACCATCAGCAGTTCCTGTTAGTGTAAAACCAGCAACACCATCAACAAAACCTATAGAATCTCCAATAGCGTAGGAATTTCCAGATAGTCTATCAATGTAGAAAACAAAATTATTTCCTGAAGAAACACCGAATGTGACCCAAGAACCGTCTAATATTGTGGCAAGATTGGATGCATTCTTAAAGAATACTCCATCGGGAAGTCCATCAATGAATCCTTGAGTTAATCCTGATGGTCCAACTGCATAAATTCTCAGATCATTCGAACCAGCACCGCATGAACCTGGATTAAATCCATTTAGATATTTTGTCTTGAGATTTGCCGTGGTCTTTGTTCTATATGGAGTGTAGTGACCAATGACAGGAATCTCGTAACGCTGAAATTCCGAATGCTTGTCGATATCGTTTGCCAAACCACGAATGAATGAGACATATCCGAAAAGTTTCAAACCAGCGGGGTGGATGAGATCTTTTACAGCCTGTCTATAGTCATTGAGTGTTGCTTCACACTTCAGGGCATATGAATGATCTTGATAGAAATCACCATCAAACATGCGCTTGTTTGAAGAGGACTTTCCATCGTTGTTTTCATAATAACCATCATAGTTGATGATTCCTGATGGAGTTGCTAACACTACACCATTACCATCGCCTGTTGGAGACTTCAACTTGAAGTTTCCTGAGCGACTAAAGTTGATGCCAGGATCTGTGATTTTCACGGCTTTTACAGAGCCTTTTGGTGTAGTTGATGCAACAGTTCCCTGCATCTTGATACCATCGCTGCCCGTGAAGTCAACAGTATCTCCGATTCTGTAGTTTCTTCCGCCACTTGATACTGATATCTCTCCAAGAATAAAGAGAACTGTTTCGGATAGAGTGTCACCCGCTGCTGTTACGCATTGGATTGTTTTTCCTGGTGAGAATGTTCCCTGTATGTCTTCTAGGAACAGTTCAGTAATATCATACTGTTCAACGGTGAATTGTAGAACACGCGAGATTCTAGCAGAACCACGATATTCACCTGTGATTGGATCAGTCTGTGTCACGGTTCTGCCAAGCATACGGAAGTTTTCTGTTCCGTTGCCAGTAGTTACACGAATTGATTTTTCTTCAATCCACTTTCCATCAGAAGCCTTCAGCACATCTTTCTTCGGATAGTAAACCTCGACAGGTGTATTAAGCAGGACACGAAGTAGAAGTTTGTAGGCTCTTTCTGTTCCCTTTGCAGCGTAGAAATTCTTGATGTTTTTCATCAAGGTGCGCTGATTGATGGGATTTCCATCTTCGCTAATCGCAAGTTCAATTGGAAACGAATCAAGGTATTGTTTACGGAACTCTTGGATGAAGATTGCAACAGACTCATCAATGTCCGAGAAATTACGCATCTTGTCGATGCTGTAGTATGGATTGCCAGGTTGTTCTAGCCACTCGTAATATGCCTCAATAAACTCAACAAATCTAGGGTGATTTTGTCTGACAAATTGTGGTAGTTCACGCAAGGCATGGTTTTTAGGACCATGAACCTTGTTGAGTTTCAGGTCAAGAAAGGCGGAATCTTCATTGTAGGTGATTCCCTTCTGACTTAGTGCGAGTAGTAGAAAATTTTCGGTGGACATCAGATCTTCTTACCAAAGATGTTTACTTGACCACGATTTGCATTATTGAATGGAACTGCCTTTACCTTCAGTGCATTTGCATCTGAAAGATCAATCTTCAGCAGATTTCCCTTTACAGTAAGTATGTCTGTAGATGGAAATGGTTTTGCCGAGAAGTTTAGAGTGGTTCCGTTTATTCTTACAGGATTGAATCCAATCAACTTAACAGTTCCGCTGTCATAGTCAACAGTTCCAACCTCCTCGACTATCACAGTCTTCGTTCCTGTGTAGTTTGAATAAACATGCAACAGACCGTTTCCATCGTCTTCGATGTAGCAGTTTACAACATCGTTTTTGCTGTTTTTGTGTTCAAACACATCAGAGAGTAGATTCTGACCAACTCCCACCTTTGCACGGTAGATTGGATTGTAGAAACGAGTTGTGTAGGAGAAAGGCTTTCCTGACTCCACAACTAGTCTCTTCTGCATCATGATTGCCGTTGTATTTGACAATATTCCGAGTGAGGAGCGATCAATCTCGCTGACAAAACTTGAGAATCTAAAATCTTTGTCAAACTTCTCTAGATTCACAGCATCATATGCAATGATCGTGAGTTTAACAAGACTCTCCAAGAAACCCTTGGAGTTGTTTGTCTGCTTTTCATCGTAGAATACGGTGCTGTCGATGAGCAGATAGGTGTAGTCGGGATCGACAATTTCGGGAAGAACTGTTACAAGATTCTTGCGCTTGAGGATTGAATTCTTGATGTAGTTCTTCTCCTCTTTTGTTATTATGAAATTTCCCTTTGGAACAACAGAGATGAAAACCTTACCATATTCAGGAGGATTCGCATCTTCCCCGCCCCATGCAAAAACTGAAGATGCATATGGATACTCACGAAGAAGCATCACTTCATAGTCACGGGCTGTTACACAACGATCATGGCTCTGATAGAATTTTGGTGCATTGTTTCTTACAGAGAAGATATTCTCTTGATCCGATCCACCTTGAGTGGGAGAAACAACTGTAACTACCGTAGTGATTGATTCAAGACCTTGAGTTGCAAATGACGGATCATCTGTCGTATCATTGAATCCTATGAAGTTTGCATCTGAACCGCTAGAGGTGAAGTAGGTTATCGTTATGACATTACCATCCTCAAGTGCCTTACCTAAGATGCCATCTCCAAAGTATATTTCGTAACGAGAGTTCTTTCCCTCTTGAAGGAAATATACCTTGTCTGTTGGACCAATGATATTGAAGTCTGCTGGTTGAGTCCATGTATCGGTTTTACCTGTTATGTCTTCAATAGACTTTTGAACCTTTACATCAAGATACCGTGTATCGACAAGTTCATCGGGAATTTCAAATCTTGGATTTACTTGTCTAGAATCGAAGATGTATGAAACTCTTCTCTTCTGTCCCTCGACAATGGTGACATTGTTTGCAACAGGAGGATTTACCGATGTATCTACTGTTATGGAATCTATTGTTCTGAAATTAAAATCTTGACCGTCTTTCGATGCAAGGAATACAGTTCCTGCGGGAAGTGTGTAGTCCGATCCTACGGTAACTCCGCTTGTAAATGACACATTCACAATGGCTGATGCCGATTGTGTGGATGTAGGCACATATCCTAACTCTTTTGCCTTTGATACTACAGACTCGCGCTTGATGGCACTATCAAGGAACATCTCATTCGCAACCATATTCGCATAAAATGCAGAATAGTGGGTGTTATAAGCCAAAACATCCATCAATACCGACAGACCAGATCCTTCGAAGTTGTAATCCTTAAAGATAGGATTTACTTCAAGGAAACGCTTGAAATTTTGCTTTATAAGATCGAAATCTAGTTCTGAAACCGATAGGGTAGTATTAACTGCCGCCATCATCTGCTCCTATCAAGGGTAAATTGCAATACCGATGCCTTGGGTGAATTTCTGAGTCTAAAGGCAATTCTTACACCAACAGCATTTTGATCAAGGAGTCCTTTTACAGTCACATCAATAATCTGAACTCTAGGCTCATATACGCTAATTATGTCGAGGATATTTGATCTTATTTGAGCCATTGTAATTGGCGAGGCAAGATCGAAAAGCAAACCCGCCACGCGAGAATTTATCTCAGGGTGGAAAAGGCGTTCATATTTTTGGGTCAGTATGAGATTGCGTAACGAACGCTTTACAGCATCATCATCGTGTTTGAGGGTTACATCGCCCGTAACAGGATGAGGTAAGAAATCTAGATCTATGTCCGTGTAGGTATAGTCTGTAGCCATACCTTTATTTATGCTCAATTAGAGCAGATCTTTTTCAAATGCTTCTAATGTTTTTTGAGCAGTATTTTTAAACATGAGGGCTGTAGACTCAAAGATCGTGAAAGATCCTTCGCCCTTTCCTACAGCATTGCAATAGTCTTTTGATGCCTCTTTGATAAGAACCTTAAGACCATAATCTTTCTGATTTCCATCGAGAAGCCCGTCAATGAATTTTAGAGTCATTTCCCAATTTTCGTCGGGAGTTTTCTTTTTCTTGACTTTGACTCCGCGCATAACAACAGCCTCTGCCACTTTGATGACTTTATCTCTATAATTGGCTTTTTCTGCATCAGTCTGATAGGATTTATTGGTGCTGAGAATAATTTCTGCTGCATCCACAATCTCAAGATAGAATACTTCTCTCGCAGCAATTCTGAGCAAGGTAGGGTCATCTGGACCAGCAAAGTCTGTTGCGCCCATTGAGGTGTATGAATTTACATACTGAAGCAGAGATAGTCTTGGTGTGCCTCTGATATGAGAACCACAAGCCTTTTGAGGCTCTTCTCCTGTGATTTTTGTCTCATCAGGATGAGATTCGCTTGACTGAACTTCCTCTTCCTCTTTAGGTGCAGAGACAAAATCCTGCTCCTCTTCTGGTTCTGGATCGGTAGCCTTTGGGAAAGCATCAGGATAAGAGACAAAATCCTCAGTAGGAGGTGGTGTCAACAGAGGAGGTGGTTCGGTTGCAGGAACTGGTGGAGCGGTGTTTAGATTTACTGTTCCCTCTGAACCTGTTATGGGTTGAGCGGGTGGAGCGGGTGGAGCAGGATCTCCCTTTTCTAGCGGAGAGACTTGCTTATCATCACCACCACCGATATAGTCTGAAAGGAGAGGTCTTGAACCTGGAATATCCTTACCAAACTTCTTCGCAACTTCATCAAGTTTAAAGGCTCCTTCAGGGTTCATAATCAAATTTTTAGCCAATGCACCTGAAAAGCATGGATCTTGGAGCGCACTTGAGATGAGTGTGTTTCCCAATACATATCGCTCAAGAGCAGCAAGAGCCACAGCAAAAGCCGCATTGTCCTGATTCATGATTCCAATGATATTTGATGATGCGCTCTTGAGGCTGTTTACAATACTGCTCAAACTTCCCACTAGTTTGGCACAAGCATCACCTAGCGCACCACCAGCAATAGCACATTGTCGCTGAATTTCCTTTAAAACTGAATTTATCTTTCCTAGATTTCCCGTGATATCTTTGAGGAATGGTCCTGTAATGTTTGGGTCTAGTGAAGAGAAAGCCTTGCTGAAATTATCCTCAAGCAATTCATCGGCATTTTTGAATGTATCGACCATTGCATTGAAGCCAGCCATTATATTGAATGTGGTAGCAAAATTTGCTTTGACTGACTCTACCGAAATTCCACTCAATCTGTTAGTGTGATCGGTGAAAGCCTGTAGTTCTAGGGAAATTGCTGATAGATCTGCTGCAAGCGAGTCTAATCCTGCAATGGTTCCACCAAGACCATCAAGAATTGAAAGGTTGTCACCCATCAGCGAGTTTAGACCTTCCATTGCTTTCTGAACAGGATTTGCAAATAGATTTCCGTTGATGAAGTCTCGCATGTAGGACTTCATCTCTTCAGGCATTAACTGCGAGAGAATATTGCAGTTATTCGTGTCGAAAAAATCTGCGTTTCTAATTTCAGGCATCAGTTTACCCTAACATTTGCTGATGATGTGGTAATTGAGTGTCCACATGAGGCACTATCGCCTTCACGGGCTAACTGTATATCTCCTACTAAAACACTCGGAGATGCAGTTATGATTATAGCAGAACAGTGTGACGGAACTTTTGGACAAGGAGGGTGTGGAGTTACCACACTTCCTAGTTTTGCTGATGCAATATCATTTATCATTACATTAAAACAACCTGTTATGATAGGTCCGCCAGCGATATCACCGATTCGTGCTGCTCCAGGCATCAGGTTTCTCCCTCTGAAAAATATCCATAGTCAAAGGAAAGATCGACAACAGGTTCTTCGACTCCGCTTGAATACTGAACAGTCAGCACATTAGCATCATTCATGAATACTCTTGTTATGTAATTTTCCCCAACAAAAGCCGATCTCTGCTCGACTACTACCTCTTCTTCAGGTATTATGAACTGTGGAAGACGAGTAATATTTGAAAAATCAAGGGTAGTTGAAGAGATCTTGTCAACAAGAGTCTCTTGTTTTGCCTTTGAAAAGAGATCTATAAGTTCTTCTTTGTTCTTGTCTATTGCATAGAGAAGTTCTTTGCTAGCCCGTGAGTCAAATCCTTTGAGTGTAAGTTTACCATCGACCACCTTTGCGGTGATTCCAAGATCAAGCATTTCTTGAACTATTTCTTCTATAGTCATACTGCTGAGTTATCTGTTGGAATTTGTCCGATGCTTCCATACTGAGTATTTGAATCAATACTTGTGCTTCTCGTCGTGAGATCAACAATTGAGGCAGCGGCTGCTGCACCAATTGCAGTCTTTATTCGTGGATCTACCTTGCTAACTGTATCCTTCGCTGCTGCCGCCTTGTTCAAGGCTCTCTGAACAAGAGTCTGTCTAGCCTCGTCAGAAGGATCTTTGAGATCTTCATAGGCTTCGCTAAGACCTTGACCAATGTCTTCAAGAGAAGATGTTGATATCTGTGCAGGGATATCAGGAGAATACTCGACTCCGTTTATTCCTCCACCTGAAGGAGTATCAAGATTTTGTTTCTGAACATCAGGCTTCTGCAATGTTACTTCTGATGGAGAGGAACCAATGGAGAATGAGTTAAGACCTACCATTCTGCCTGAAATATTGACTCTACCGCCACCTGTGGTGTGTAGATTTACACCACTAGCAGTAACATTGTATTCTCCCCCGACTTTGAGGTTGAAATCTCCACCAACCTTCATGGTCATCTTTTCAGCAATATTCGCCTTTACATTTCCATTGATGCTCATTTCAGCATCATCTTCAAGTTGAAGGTATGATTTGTCTAGGCAGAGGATTCTAGCCTCACCGTCGATTGTTACATTGCAAGCACCACGAATATGAACCGTGTTATCTTCGTGAATTACTTCGTAGTTGTTTCCAACAACACGAAGAACACGGGTTCCCTTTGGATCATCCTTCCAACCGTTTCCGATTTCTGTGAATGTTCCTGAATTGTGGTATTGAAGTATGCGTTCTTTCTTCGGTGTGTCATCCCACTCCTCAACATGTCCCGATACAGTTGCTCTCACCTGATTCAAGCCATACTTTGCATCGTATGGAGATTCAGGTTCGCTCTTTGTATCGGAAAATGCAATCGGAAAATCCTTGTCAAGTTTATCTTTACGCAACTTGACAATGGTCTTGTCAGTCTGTTCGTTACGGGCTAATCTGTTTATGTCAGATTCTTTGACCGTAGAAAGACCATTTACCGATGATTTAAGAGGAAAAACTCCGAGAGGATCGTTGAATCCTTCGGAGGGATTTGCTATTTCTTCTGGTATTCCCGCAATAGAACCAATGATTACTGGTTTCTGTGCGTCCTTTCCGTCGAGAAAGAACCCAAAGACATGCGAACCAGGCAATAGACCTGTGTTTACTCCAACACCACCCATGCTTGCACTTGTTGGCGGTAGAACCACCGAAGCCCAAGGTAATTTTGTGGTTGGAAGCGCACCTTTGTCGGATGTATGGTAGCCAAATACGCGAACGCGACATCTGCCGATCTTGAGAGGATCACCAATATCCTCAACAACACCGAACCACCATACGAACTCTACTGTTCCATCAATTTCTCTCATTTACAGGAAATACTCTTTCAGCCCATTCACGCCATTCTTGAATCTCTTCTTCACACATGGGCAACTTGTTCAACATTTCTTGGGTCATTGAGGGGGTAATCACTACTGTTCGTTCGTTCATAATAATCCTTTCAATTTACTGAATACTTTATTCACACTTTCGGGGAATACACCATCCGCGAGTTCTTTGCTATACGAGTCTCTTGATGCTTCTACTGTTACTCTATAGCCGCTATTATTTAGGGTGTGTTTTATAGCGGTTACAAGATATTTTCCTGAGCGAATCTCATCAATATACTTTGGATCACCATCTTTGATCTCTCCTCGCTTTAGCGACTTGATCTCGTAGATATCGCCTATTTTAGCCCTAGTATCGCCTGGCATCAAGAGGTTTACCTTGAATTGACCAAACTGTTGCAGAAGCGAGTTTCTTTTGAGAAGAGTGTCCTCGACTTCAGTATCTGACTTCTTGTTCTTTTCGGTGGCATATCGCTTTTGCGAATCGAAAACAACAAAATTTCGGGTGTTCATCGTGGATTCAGTATAGTCTTCACTAGTCTTCGGAATTACTCTGCCCTTGTTCAGGTGTTTTGTATTTTCAAAGAAAGAGTGATAATCCTGTGTCACATACTTGAATTTCTTTGTGTTTATGTCGTATATCGACATTGATGAATTGAACAGACCAGTATGCGAATTCATAACCTTGTCGGGAACATCGCTAAACTGATACGAGTATACTGTGCTTAGGAATTCATCAAGTTTTCTGATGTTCTGATTTGTCTTCGACAGGAACACGGTCTTTTTCACGGGTTTATCCATGAAATCGCATATATTCACGAAATGATAACCATCAGAGTCTTCATAGAAACGATAGTTTACTTCATTTGGATTTGTAGAAGGAATGGCTCTTACAGCAAGCCAGTTCATCGTCTTGATTGGATTCAGATAAGGAATGATGTAATTTTTCTTCTCTTTCGCAGTTCCACCTGATCCAGGTAGATCTATCTGAAAGTTTACATCCGATGGGAAAAATTGACTCTTTATCTTTCTGACGATTGTCTTCATGTTTCCAGAATAACTGCCAGAAACCTTGCGTGTTGCGGTAGGAAAATAGTTCTTACTCACAAAACGCAGAGTGAATAGTTCTGATCGTTCGTTCTTCGATGGATTGAACGAGTCTATAGAATAGATCTCTCCGACGAACTTCTTTGTCGTTCTTGTCTTTGGAGTGGCAAACTCAATGATTACCTCTTCATTGACAACAATTGGAACTACCGACATGAGATTCTGATTGTCGAGCAGAGTAAGACTTCCATACACAAAATCTGAAAACATATCTTCGTGAATCTGCATCTCAACGAATTGAGGAATCACGCTGATAGCACCGCCACCAGATAGAGATCTTATGTCAATCTGTAGAATATTGACATCATCATTTTTTGTATAGTCTAGATTTTTGAATGTCTGCTTGATGCGAGCGACAGCCTCGGTAACTCGCTTACCAGCATTCTTTATCTTCGTGATGAGAACCGATGTCTTAGGCATTATTCCTCAATCAGAGTTGCAAATTCTTCAGCAATCTTCGTCACAAATGCAGGATTGATTATATCAATCTCTCGCTTCGCGTCATTTACAATATATTCATAGTCCTGATTTGTAACTACGAATGAGTTGTCTGCGGATCCAGACATTCCCATGTATTTTCCAATCATGGTATTCCAATATGGAACTGCGAGTGGAGTTCCTGATGCTGTTTCCCCAAGAGGAATACCCAAATAGTTTACTAGAGATCCAAGCACTACGCCATCGGTATTTTCAAAATGGTGTGCAGCGTAGCGGGACTGTTCTATTCTCTTTATTCTTGCAATTGATATCGACTCATCGTTGTTTATAAGGGCAACGATATCTCCCTCGTTGAAGTTTACAGCCGAAGGAAATTCAAAATTAATGGTGAGCGCGTTATCTGTTTTGTTCCATCGCCACACACGCGCTCTCTGATCGCCACCGTAATCATATCTTCCGTCAAAGTCAACGGTTCCATCGGTTAGGAACACCGTGTCTCCCTCTTTGTAGTTCAGAGGAGTTGGACTGCCTGTATTTCCCTCTTCGGTAAGATACATCGTATAACCAGGATATTTTTCATCAATGTAACGCTCTAGCGAAACTGTGTCCAGGGGCCAGTCGTAAAGTGGGTTGATGACTTGATTTGCAAGCAACAGCACCCAATGGAACGACGAGTCTCCGTAGATCTTGTCAGCAACAACTTCAGGTGTTTCGCCGTCAGGAATGAAATACTTTCCTGCCATTTTTGTCTCATCCTTGATTGCATCGAAGAACGATACTTTTCTTAGGATATCGACTGCAAGAGTTGGAGATCCATTTCTAGACAGTTTGCTATAGAATGTTTGTGGAAATTTTCCGAAATACATTAGTAACCGTTGATAATGTTATCTTGATTGAGAGCCTGAACTTCAGTAAATGTAAGCGAAAGTTGAGTTCCTACGGGACTTCCATCAGGGAATGTAGACCAGATTCCGTTGGGAGAGTAGGAAGCCTGTATGTTTGTAAGAGCGCAGCGAGCAATCTTCGGAAGGTATCCATTTATCTGCACACGCTGCTCCCCTGTTGAAGGATCATCAGTTATAATGTAGAATTCAATTTCAAATTCAGCAGGGAACATGAAGAAGTGACCACCATCTGTCTGTAGACGAGGATAGGCATGATAGCGGAACATCTGAATGATGTCGGCAACGCGATTTGCTTCCTCAACACTTCGTGGGTAGAAGTCATAGTTGAAACTGAATTGGCGCATCTGTGGTTCACCAAACATCAGTTCCTTCTTCGCATTCTTCACACCACCACGAAGAGCATCGCGAATCGTGGCAAAATCTACTCCTCCTGCAAAGTCAAGACCAGGAACATCGGTAGTCAACTGTCTTGCAACAGAATCCGCTACATTTCCCTGACCTTCAATGAGGACTGTGCCAATGCTTCCGTTCGCGATAAGACTCATTGCCGCCATGTCTTTTTCTGCATAGGCAAATCCGTCAGAAACCGCGTGATTTTGCGTCATGTATAGAGCAATTGTATCCTTTGAACGGATATTCGATGAGATGAATCTACGGTTGTTATTTGTGGTGGCATTGTCAACCTGAACCTTTTTGCCACGACTGTTTATCTGACCAAGATTCTTTGGTGGAGGATCGCGAGGATTGTCGGGATCTGGACCAAACTGCCCACCCCAAACTGCTTCGTAGTATTGCTTTGCTTGAGCAACGCCAGGAACTGCATTCCACAGGCTTGGCTTGTCTGAAGTAAGTGAAACTGACTCATCTTCTGTTGCAAAACCAAACCAATCAAATCCTTCTTCGCTCTGTCTTATTTTTCGGAGTTCTTGTCTATTTGCGTTCACATCGGTTGTGCTAAGACCTACATTTTCATAGGCAAGTCTAGACTGTTCACGCATTGCATTGTAACGGTCAGGATTCTCTTGAATCCATTGTGCAGTTGTTTGGTTGTTTTGTGCTGCAACAAGACTAGCCTCTTGAAAAGCAAATGCATCTGATGAACCAACCTCTGCCAACTCGCTCTTCTTCTTTCCTTCAATTCCACCAGGAATCGGTGAATCTCCGCCAGAGAAAATCTTCGTGGCTCTCAACTCATTGTCCATTTTGTCTGATGTAGACTTATAGATGTTGAAAATCATAAACTGTCGATATCTCTTATCCACACCTAGATCTACTGGAAACTGAAGAAAACTATCAATGCCAAGAATTCTATTCTTGTTTGTTTCTTCTGTGTCGTTTAAAAATCCTAGATTCGATGAGGCTAGAGCCGAATCCTGCTGCTGATCCTTCAGACGCTGAAAGAGCGTCTTGCGGGTATTTGTGCTTGCTCCAATTTCTGGATTAGCCCGAAATCCACTACCACCAGGACGCAGATTTTCATCATAGAAAGTAATGTTTCTACCTGTGTTGTCTACATAACCTTTTTTAGCCATCGGGGATCTCTCCAATACATAAGTTATGTATGAGGGAATTGTGAAATGCGAGAAACTTACAAAGGTCACTACCAACCTAAGAATCCCGAAAAATACAAGGGTGATCGTAACGATATCGTCTACAGATCACTATGGGAAAGAAAGTTCATGGTTTTTTGTGACATGAAAGAGGCGGTTGTTGCTTGGAGTTCCGAAACCGTTGTCGTTCCTTATATCTCACCTGTCGATAAGAAGCCCCACCGTTACTTTGTAGATTTTATCATCAAAATCAAAAATAAAGATGGAATTGTCGAGACGCATCTTGTAGAGGTAAAACCCGAAAAGCAATGCATGATGCCTGAACGCGGTAGAAAGCAAAAAAAGACATTCATCACCGAGGCAACAACCTATGTGATAAATCAGGCGAAGTGGGAAGCAGCCAAAAAATACGCCGATAAAAGAGGATGGAAGTTTACCATTCTAACTGAGAAAGATCTCAATATCAAAACATGAGAAATATAAAAACAGCCCTTGAAGATGTAAAATCAGCCTATGACAACGGCGAAGTAGAGGGAAACGAATTCTCTCCAAAGGCTATGGATTGGTATCGACAAGAACTTGGCGATCTTCTTGAAGGAAAATTGACAAATATAGCATCGCTGATCCGTCAGACTCCCGAATATCGTGTGAGGCGTGTATTTCTTGGCAAGATGTTGCTTTTTGGATACATCCCTGAAACACCCGTGGCAAAGTTGGGCTATTACGATAGGTTTCCTCTCGTAATTCCTATCAGATTATACCGTGACCACTTTATGGCAGTAAATCTGCACTACATGCCATTCAATTTAAGAGCAAGTTTCATCGACCGAGCAGAGGACATAGCCCGTGGAGATGTTGATACAGGTGATGCCAGAGTTTCTGCTTTACGCTATGATATTATGAAATCTTCGACTAAATATCTAAGTGGATTGGTAGGAATTAGAAAGTATAAACTCAAGAATATCTACACACCAACTCTTGAGATACCTTCTGATAAGTGGAAGTATGCAATTAATCTACCTGTCGCTAGATTCTATGGTTCGGGTGCGCCTGTTCGTCAGATGCAAGTCATGAATGACAGTCGCCAGAAGATTCAAGATATTAGAAACAGGATGGATTGATGGCAACCTCACTACTACCAAGTAATGTTCAAGGATTCAAGTCATTTGCTGACTTGTTTGGTTATGGTAGGCTATCTCCTGCTCGTTACGAGATATTTTTCTCTAATTTTCCAATCGAATGGAATCTACGACTCAATCTAGCAGTTGAAAGCACAGCAATGCCTGGTAGATCTATCTCCACGGCAACCTATAAGATTGCTGGACCGAAACGAGAGATGCCATACGAACTTCTCTATAACAACGAGATACAGATGGTTTTCCGTGTTGGAGAAGACATGTTCGAAAAACTAGTCTTTGAGGACTGGATGAATCGTGTTGCTCCATACAATAACGGATTTATAAACTATTATAACTCTTTTGTTCAAGAGATTTCAATTACACAACTAGATCGTTCGGATAATGAAGTGTTGAAAGTAATATTACACGAATGTTATCCTAAAGTGATGACTGATCTTGATCTTTCTGGTCTAAAGAATGATGAGAGTCATTCGTTATCAGTTGGATTTGCTTATAAAGACTATTCAATTCTTAATTATGTGCCATATGTTCAGAAGATAAAAGAACCACTACTTTCAGGAAATCCATATCAGGGAGATGTATCAGATCTTCCAACCATAGTATAAAGGTGATTTAAGATGAGTCTACCGACAATTGCAGTTCCATATTATGAAATGATCGTTCCTTCGTCATCAAAGAAGATCAAGTTTCGTCCTTTCTTAGTAAAGGAGGAGAAACTTCTGTTGATGGCTATTGAGAGCAAGACAGAAAAAGAGATGTATGGGAGCATCAAGCAAACCATAAACAACTGCGTTCAGGGTGGTATTGATGTTGATGAACTTCCTCTATTCGATCTTGAATACATCTACCTAAAGATAAGATCAAAGTCGATTGGAGAGAAGACAAAGGCAAATTTTTACTGCACCGAGTGCAAAGAGACAAATCAACACTATGTTGACTTTGAGGCAGTAGTGGTAGACAAGTCTAGATCATTGCCACCAAAGATTGAGATAAACGACAGCATGGGAATAATGATGAAGTATCCAAATATGGATGTTTCGCTTAAAATGGCTGTCGAGGCTCCAACTACGCAAGAGATGTTTGACTTTGTTATTTCTTGTATAAATTATGTTTATGACAAGGACAATATAATGAAGGCTGAGGACTACAGCAAAAAGGAACTATCGGACTTTGTTGAGAGTCTTGGAAATGAGACATTTGAAAAGATGGTTGATTTCATCGACAGAATGCCTAACCTAAACTATAAGGGTGGGTTCAAGTGCAAGAAGTGTGGGCATGACAACAAGATTGAGATAACGGAGTCTGCCGATTTTTTCTTCTGAGTCTCTATGGAAGAACGCTGAGTGACTACTATTTAACAATCTTCCAAATGATAAAGAGACATAATTACAATCTCAGCGAAATTGAATCTATGATGTCGTGGGAAAAGGATATTCATGTAGGTTTGATCATACAGGATCTTAAGAAGCAAGAAGAACTTGCAAAGAGAAATAATGGCTAAAAAAGCAAGGAAAACAAACAGAAGAAAAAAGGTTTCTCAAGCAGAGCCTGATTCGTTGGCATTACCTGATGTTGACGGAGATAAGTCTACTGGTGTTCCAGATCCTGTAGTTGTAAAGAAAGATCCTGTTCTTGAAACTCTCAAGAAAATTGAGAAGAATACAGAGCAAACGCAGAAGATCCTTAAAGAAGGCATCAGCACAAACAAGAAAAGTGCAGATGAATCTGGTAGAGCAGAGAGAAAAGCCGAAGCAGAGGATGCAAAGGGTGAAAAGATTCAAAAAGCCCAAGAGGTTGCGGAAAAGTCATATGGTGATCTTTTCAAACAAAATACCCGAAGTGCAGTAAAAGGATTTGGCAAGCGTGTAAGAAGAGGAATTGCTCGTCTACCCGAAGATCTTGCTGAAAGAACTATTCCTGGTCCGCTTGGCAGAATTATCGCACGAACTTTCAAGCAGAAGAGAATAGCGGGAGATATCCTACGCAAGCGTGATGCTGAAATGGCTGCAAAGCCTGTAACTGAAGCCACGGATGCTGTAGGATCGGAGATTTACAAGACTCCACCGCAAGTTGATTTTGGAACAAATCCAAACAATCAAGATCAAGGTTCACGCGCTGAATCTATTGGTGAAACTGTTGCAGAAAAACTTGACGCTATCTACGAAGAGAATAGAAAGAGCAACTTCAAACTAGACAAACTCATTGAGTATGCGCGTGGAAACAACGATATTCAAGAGCAACAGAATGCTTTGCTTGAAGAATCACAGACTGAGGCTGATAGAAAAGGTAAGGCAGGACAGAAATCACTCATTACTCGCGATGATGATCGTGGACAAGAGCGTGGTGGTAAAGGTGGTTGGCTTGATTGGCTTATGGGTTCTGGTGGAGGAGGCGGAAGAGGAGGCGGTTTCTTCGGCAGAATGTTCGGTAGAAGATCGCGAATGGGTAGACTCTTCAGAAGAGGACGAATAGGCGTAACTAGAGCCTATCGTGGAGTGAGGGATCGTCTTTTCAAGAATGTAGGACAGCGTTCACCAATCCTCAGAGCAGGAAAAGGTATATTAGGTAGAGCAAAAAAACTTCTTCCCTTCGGACTTGGTGGTGGTCCTGCCACTCCATCTCCTACAGGAGGAAAAGATCTAGGAAAAGCAGCACCAAAACCAGGCTTTCTTGGCAAAGCATGGGGAAAACTTTCTGCTGCTGGAAAATGGGTAGGAGAAAAGGCTTCAAATCTTGGTCTTGGAAAAGTCTTGTCGATATTCAAAAGTGGTGGTGGAAAGGTTCTCAGAAAATTGATAAAGATTCCTGTGATTGGAACAGCAATACAGGCTGGTCTTATGGCATTGGATATCTCAAGTATCAAATCTGATCCAACTCTATCGGCAGCAGAGAAAAAGAAGAGGATTGGCGAAGCAATCTCTGGTGGACTTGGAAGCATGATTGGCGCAGCAATTGGTGCTGCGGGTGGTGGAGCAATCGCTGGTGCTTTAGGTCTTGCGGGTGGTCCTGCTGCATTGGTAACAGGTGCATTGGGTGCTGTTGCTGGTG